TGTCCATGACCGATGCGTTCAATAAGCATGGAAACGCCGTGCTCTTCAAACACCCTATGACCCGTCAAAACGTGCGTCGTTCAAACATTAAGTTTGTCATTCTAAAAAACAAGAACACCGGGCGAGCGACCAGGGCGAAGAAGAACGCCGCGAACAAGATTGGTGACGCGCGTAGACGCCAATTGACGCGTCGAACGACGCTCGCGCGCGCGAAGGCGGTCACAGCTGCCCTGAAACGGAAACGGTCGCAGTAAAAACTACTTATAGTTTTTGTCATCTTAATTATAAAAGGATGAAATTTAGGGGACAAGTGGTGACACCCATGTATGAACACAACGAGAAAAAATACATACGCATACGAGTACCTCCCGAAATGTCACAAATTATCATACACACGGAAGCCCGAAACAATCATAAACTCAATCCCGAAAATCACATTCAAAAAGATTTCTTTGACAACACACTGACACTGAAGATACCTTTTCGTTACAGACGTGTCATGTGTCCTATGACTGGAACGAAACCCATCCAAGATGTCACACAAGGTCATGAGGTCACGTTGGATATTGAATACACAGGTGTCTGGCACGCAGGAAACTATTCAGGACACTCGTGGAAAATAAAAAATATTCATGTATGTTAAGGAATATGCCGAGGACACGAAGAAGTGGTCTCACGACATCCTCGGGGAGTATGAATTGGGACAGCTTAATTCGCAACAAATACTACCCCAAAATCAATGCGTTACAACATTTATCTGCAAATCAGAAAAAAATGTATAAAAACGAATTATCGAAAGCCCCAGTGAACGAGCAAGCGGTGAACGCCATCGTGAATCGTGCGAGAAGAAAAAATAATTCCGCGAATTCACAACGTCGTGTCAACAAATTGGCGGTGCGCGTAGCAAACATAAACTTGGGACGTCAAAATGGTTTAAGTACCGCAGTATCTGAGCGTATAGTTTCACTGTCTCAAAAGGCTGCGCGAGATACCGCCAAGCTCCTTTCATCAGGGGACATTGCAGATGCCTCCGTGAGTGCCATGGTTCTTATCGCTGGAATAATTGGTAGTCAACAAATGAACATAAACGCCAACCGGGTGTTAAACGTGTTCCCGCGAGGATTGCCGTACATGCAACCCTATCTGTCTTCTATGTACACCGTTGAAAAAATGGCGAAACGCGCGGTATTCTGGTTTGCGCAGTACAAGACGAAGCAGTTCTCTCCTATGTATACACTTTACGAGGAAGCGTTTTCTACTTTCGGTAAAAATAAAAAATCACTAGTTGGTGAATACATGACATCTCTGTTCATCTACAGTTATTACGCGTTCATCATCGCTGCGATGCCAAAGACACCTGAAAAACTGAAAAAGTTCATCAAAGGGACGCTCGGAGCTTTGTATCAAACAGCGACACATCGGTATACACTCTCTCTCGTGACACCTATTATAATTACATTTATGTATCAGGTATACGTTGAAAAATTAAAATTGCAAACGAGTGTGGGGTATAAAATCTACGAAAAACTTGTTGGTCCTTTCGTGGAGGAACGAAGTATGAAACTGTTGAGTGCAGGTGGCGGACTTCTCGTGAAAAAGGCACTTCCTTATTTTTCTAAAATGAAAGTGCGACAACTGGCACCCGCGCAATACAGAGAAGCTGTTGACGTTGCGGTAGATACTGTTATGGACGTCACACGAATTCAAGAAATCAGTCCAGGGGGAACGCTTAGACCTATGACTCCGCGTGGTACGGTGTTACGTACTGGCAATACACCTATAGCGACACGCACCCGTGCTAAGACGAAGCCGACGACGCGACCGCAGCCGACGAGGTTTGGTGTCTTTAACACCCCCCCTCAAACACCCACCCGTGCCTAGGCGGACTCGATGACCTCTTGGTCCTCTTCACGTTCAATCGGAAGAGCTCCCGGGAGGTCAACTTCCTTGAGTCCATTTTTCTCAAATTCCAAAAACACTCGGAGCATTCCCTCCAAACGATGGACCTCTTTGGTCATTTCAACAATTTGAACCTGCAGTTGCTTGATGTTGTCTTCAACGCTAACAATGGGCATTTAATAAATTAAAGTTACGACTCTTTAAACTATTAAATGTTGACGAGAAGTGGATACATCATAGGGGGTGATGCTCCACTTTCTGAAATAAAAAAAGAGTTGACGGTAAGACCCGAGGTTAATGGGGATTTTGGATTTCCCCCGCCAGCTTTTAAAGTTTTCAGAAAATCTAAGAATGGAATCTGTGTTCCAAGATTCTACGGAACTGCTAAGGTGGGAGAACCAACAGTTGACCGCCGACCGGAACCAGCCAGAGCAAACCTCACCTTCAACGGAAAGCTTCGAGACGCCACCCATCAGAACGCCGCACTTGCTGCGGCTCTCAAAGTGGGTCATGGAGTCCTCTCACTTCCGTGCGGGTACGGGAAGACCACCGTGGCGTTAGCCATCGCGTGCAAGTTGGGTTATCGCACGATGATTGTCGTGCATAAAGAGTTTCTCGCGGCCCAGTGGGAGGAGAGAATTCGTCAATTTTGTCCAGGTGCATCGATTGGGAGGGTTCAACAAAATAAAAAAGAAGTCGATTGTGATTTCGTTATCGCCATGTTACAAAGCCTGTCATTGAAAGAATACACCTTTGATGACTTTGATAGCGTGGGGACACTCATCGTCGATGAAGCCCATCATATATGTGCAAAAGTGTTCAGTCAGTCCCTTTTTAGAATGTGTCCTCGCCATGTGTTTGGGTTGTCTGCAACCCCGGAGAGGAAAGATGGTCTCACAAAAGTGTTACACTGGTTCATGGGTCCAACATTTTTTGCCGTGGAACGTAAAAATCAAGCACAGGTGGAAGTGTTTCCAGTGAAATATGAACACCCAATGTTTAGAAATCCCCCCCCGTGTACGAGATTTGGTAAAATATCTTTGGTGAACATGATTACCGAACTCGTGGAATGTAGGGAAAGAAATCAAATGTTAGTAAAACTGATGAAAAAAGCGTCCGCGGGCACAAGACAGCTGCTCGTCCTCAGTGACCGTCGGCTACATTGCGAGATGCTTCATCAATGTTTCCCCAAAAACTCTGGTCTCTACATGGGTGGTATGAAAGAGAAAGACCTTGAAGAAAGTTCAAGAAAAAAAATAATCATCGCCACCTTTAGTCAAGCCCATGAAGGGCTCGACATCCCAACCCTCGATACAGTCATCTTAGCCACTCCAAAGAGTGACATTCAGCAGAGCATTGGGCGTGTGATGAGGGAAACTAAAGGGAAACAAAACAATCCACACATCTATGACATCAGTGACCAGTGGAGCCTCCTCACTGCTATGTGGTACAAACGACTGAAAGTGTACAAGGCGGGGGGGTTTAAAATTCATGGGAGTGGTGGTGCGCGTGCAGATGCAGCACTGCCTCAGGGAAAATGTTTATTTTTAAATATATCATAATAGTAGAAATGGCGTTAGTGTCTCTCGTGAGCAAAGGGGTGCAAGATGTGTACGTCACCAACGATGATAGTGAATACAGCTATTTTAAAATGAAATATAATAGGCATTCAAATTTTGCACAAGCACCGAAACACATCGCCACTCTTGACGAAAACAACTGGAATTTTAAAATCCCCTCGGATGGTGACATCATCAACGCACTGTGGGTGGAAGGACACATCGCCACCAATGTCTTTTATGAATCCACGTTGGACCTGTACGTGGGTGGGCAAAAAGTGGATTCCCAACCGTTTGAATACCTTTCTGACATTTGGACCAATTACCTGGCTGATACGTACACGAAGAGTACACAAATTAATAATAAAATTTCACAATCTGATACAAATTTCCAACCACTCCACTTTTTCTTTTGTGACCATGGAGCCTTTTTACCCCTGTGCTGTCTGGCCTATCACGAAGTTGAGGTGAAAGTAAATTTTAAAGCCACAAACTTTACAGCCCACAACCGCACGGATGCACAAAAGGCTCTGAAGGTGTACGCAAATTACGTGTATCTTGATTCAGGAGAAAGGGAGCAGCTCGTAAACAGACAGGTGGACCTTCTCGTGACACAGGTACAAACCATCAGGGCGCCTATGGATACTGTCATTGACAACATGGTCCAAACCACTGGTGGTCTCAACAATGTGGATTTGTCGGCGCTGTGTCATCCAGTGAAATCCATCTTTTTTGGTTTCGACGCAATGTTGAATAACAAAGAGACGGACCGTTTTACTTTTAGGGATTGTGACATGTTATTGAATGGTCAAGTTTTATTTGAAAAAATGTCACCAACATATTTCCACACGATTCAAAATTATTTAAAATCATCCTATGGCAATTCTGAATTTAACAATGAAAACTCAAATCCATTTTACACCAGATTCTTTGCCTATCACTTTGGTCTCAACGCTTCCGACTATTTCCCCAATGGCACCACAAACTTTTCACGTCTGGACTCAGCCAAGCTCATTCTTCGAGGCACAGAAAAGGGTTCAGCGAGACCGAGTAATCAAGACTTGCACGTCATCGCCGTGTCATATAATGTACTCCGTTTAAAGGATGGTTTGGGTGGAATTTTATTCGGAAGTTAAAGTAGAACATGGTCTTCTTAGGGAGCACAGGGAAATTTGACCAAGTCACCCTGGTACGGCTCGACCCTCAACGGCCTACAGAGGATTTGAGTGGTCAGGTGGAGCAAAACATCTTCACAGGGGACTTGGAAGCATCGAATGTGTTCACTTCAAATATTGGTATTTCAAACCTATATCCCACACACAATTTCGACCTCGGTTCAAATCTTTGGATGGATGACCAGGGTGTCACGACGTTGAACGTGAAGAAGCGCACCGAACTCGAGCAGGCGTTCGTGAGCACCCAGTTGGCGTTAAACACCCCGGTGGCTGTATTCCCATTCCAGGTGAACGAAACCAATCGTGTGTATGTTGATAACGAAGGTCCACACTTGTTTGTCACGGAAGGGAATGTGTCGTGTTCAAACCTTATCATCACAAATGGTATCTCAGCACAAGGTGACCTCGTGTTGACTGGGAATATTGAGGCGACCAAAATTAGTATCGATGAGGGTTTAGAGTTTGGTGCCAACTTGGTCATCGATGACGTCGGAGACCCTGTGTTAGCAGTCACTGGGAATGTAGACACCACAGGTGACATGACCGTCTATGGTAACTTGCGCGTCGAGGGCAACGTGTACATCACAGATACATCCATTTATGGACGTCAAGAAAACTTGTCCGTGACGAACGCCATCTTAGAAGTTGGTTCTGGGAATGATGGTGGGACGTTCGATACTTCTGTTATGTTTCATCAAGACCCTTCAAATGTGTTTATTGGCTATTTCCCAGGGATTGGTGGTGAAGAAATTAAAGTTGGTCGAACAATCTCTGGACCCGCAGACGAAAACATCACCGTCCTCCCTGATTCAAATGTGGACGTGCACATTTATGGTAACCTCTATGCCTCCCACTGCCTCGGTACCGCAAACCTCGACCCTGTTCACAACCTCGATGTCGGTGCCAACTTGTGGGCACACGACACCGCCTCAAATGTCCTCTTTGTCTCTGGAAATGTGTACGCCGACCGAATGACTTTTGGACATGGATTCAACTTGGGGGCAAACGTCGTCGTCGATGATACAGCGTCGAATATTTTCCAAGTCGATGGTCGGGCCGCATTTACAACTATGTTTGCCACTGAAAGAATTGGTATCGCAAACACAAACCCAGTTCACACATTGTGTATTGGGTCAAACACACACTTTCACGAAACTGGTGCAAACCTCGCCATGTTTCACGGGAATGTGGTGAGCCATCGATTCATGGCAAATCATAGTGTGGGCATCAAAGAGTACAACCCCGACGAAGCCCTTCACGTTGGTGGGGACGTTCGCCTCGGTGGGAAAGCGGGTATAGATGCCAACCAAAATAACACTATCAAATCAACGGGTGGTATCACCGTACACGCCGATGACTTTGGTACAGATGACACAAATAACACCCTTCTCCTAAAATCTGGAGCAGTCGCCGCAAATGTCAGTGTTATTGAAATTTCTTCGGGAGCTACAGATGCATCAAAACAATTCATCAAAGTGAAAACAAAAAATACCGAACGCGTCGTCGTGACATCTGAGGGGAAAGTGGGTGTGAACAACACTACACCAGTGTCAACACTCACCGTCGGTGGTGACGCACAGGTGACTGGAACAAATGTCTTCATCGCAGGTCAAGGCACTACGACTTTAAAGTCACACATGGATGTCATTCCCGCGAGAAGTTACGTCGATACGAGAGGGCAATCGTATAACGTGCGTGTATCAACGAGTTCTGTTCCCGGAAACCCAAAGTTGACTATATTAGAATCTGGTCGAGTCGGTATAGGTACGAGTACACCCCAACCCATAGGTCTGCAGGTCACTGGGAATGTTTTCGTAAACTCACAGGTGACGGCCAGGAATAATTTTTATCATGAAAGTTGTCCGATGACTGTCACGAGCACGCGCTTGGCGAATGTCGCTGATAACATGGAACCAATCATTCAGCTGTGTCGAGACGCCACCACGGGTTCAACCTATGGCGCTAGAGCCACGTTATCTGTGGGGAAGCACGAAATCACAAACAATACCTCACGCTCTAGACTTGATTTCAACTTGGCGAACACTGATTATGCGACGACAAGTCCTATTATGACATTACTCTCTGGGGGTCTCGTGGGTATAGGGACACACTCACCAGTGGCAAAGTTGGAAGTACGATCCGCAGGCTCTGAAAATCCAAGAACCAATGGTATCTTGGTGTACAACCCAAATGATGCCAATAACGAAGATGCCATCGTGTGTATGGAAGTGAATGACCAGGGGGGTGATGCGTTTTCAAGTTATAAAATGACATCTGGTGCCACCACTGGGTGGACCGTCGGTGCAGCGTTTAGTGACAATTCTAAATTTAAAATTGCACAAGATGCCACCACCCTTGGTTCGACGACCCGTTTCGTCATTGACAACACTGGTAATGTGGGTATAAACGTCACAGCACCAGCAGTGCGTCTCGATGTTGATGGTGATGTGAAAATTGGCAATAAACTTTTATTCCGAGGCGTCACCTCAGGTACTGACACGACGGATACCACATTTTTACAAGAAAAAGCCATCGGTACAAATGGACGAACAGAACTCCTCCTCATGAAAACAGATAACGCGGATGGTGGGCAAGGTCCGGACCAAATCAGACATGTGGCGGCGAGACATGTCTTCAACACATTTGCATCGAATAATGACAACGACCCACTCACACAAGATGAAATCGATGATATCATCGATGATGTTCAAAATGCTCGATACTTAGAACGCCCAGTTCTAAGCGTTGAAAAAGAAAGACGTGTCCTCATCAACTCCACCGAAGATGACCTCGCCGCGGACACACGTTTGTACGTTGAAGGGAATATTAAAATTCCAGAGGATTATTTTATCGATACATCAAACTTGCACATTTTATCTGAACAAACAAGTGGAAGAAATGTTTTGAAATCTTTGTTACAAAGTGACCTGTCTTTACGTTTCGGTGAAACTGGTGATTTCGAACGCATGCGGGTGCAAAGAGATGGTAAAGTACTCATCAATAGTGGCGAGAGTGCGATAAATCCATCACATGCAATCCACGTGTACGACGACACAGAGAATGACGTCACGTTAGCCAACTACCAGTCTCCCCCTGGGGTGAGTGCTTCCAAGTACGCCGCTGTGCAGGTGACGACGAATGATGGATATGGGGGCTTTTTACGTGCACAAAAGGGGGCATCAAGCAACGCATTCGTCGTTGGCTATCTCTACAATGATGGGCACGTCGACGCCCTGTCCATCACAGAGCTAGGGCACGTTGGTATCGGTACATCAGAGCCGCAGGCAAATCTTCACATATACAACAGCAACTTACTCGTAGAACACGCGTCGAGTAATGCCGTGATTGATTTTAAAACATCCACCGGTGTTTCCAATGTGTACATGCACGATAAAGATTTATACTTGTACCCTGCTGGAGGGAATGTGGTGGTCCAAGGGTCACTTTCGGTGGACAGCAATATTTCTTTTGGTGGACGCATTGAATTCGGTGACGCTGTGGGTATCGGTCTGGTGAATCCAGTCGCTCCATTACATGTGGATGGTGGGACTATTTTTAATTCAGGTGCCATGGCAAAGAAACAGTATAGCACGACATTTGATGTCTACGACACCGCCGGTAAAAATATCATCTTCACCTTTGGCAAAGGTGCTTTTTACGCTAAAATCGTTGGCATCCTTCGTTATGGTGGTGATGGGAAATATATGAGTACCATGGTTTTAGAAGTTCAAGGTGGACATTCAGATGATACAGTGACGTCAACAATTCCAATTGCTGTCGGTACAAAGAATATTTTTAGTGGAACAAATCCATATCCATGGAGTCAAGCTGTCCAGACAACTGCAACGACATTGACTATTGTCCCACACAACACAACACCCAGAGGTGGACAAAACCTGCTCGCATACAACTATGACTTTTACATTGAAATGATGTCTGCCAGTGGTGGAAAGTTGGTCAATATTAAAGCAAACACAGAAACTAAAGAATCCTACACATACTAATCACTTTACCACGAGGGGTGTTTTATCCCCGTGGGAGAGTGTTTTTTTTTACATCGCATCAAAAAATGCGAGCATAATAACTCCGACGATGAAGAAGAGAATGACGTAATTACATTCAGTGTCATCCTCCTTCTCCATCACCGGAACCCGGTCCTGTTTACGAGGGACGGCGACGCGGCGGGGTGGCGCCTCCTCCTCTATAGGGCACATACTCAGTGCCAACATATTCTGTTATATTAGCTAGAGATTTATTTCTGTCTTCTTCTTACGACCCCTCTTCTTCGGTGCGGGCTTTTCCTGTAACGTCACCTCCTTGACATCATCCTGTTCCTGACCCTGTTCCTCGAGAAGCACTTCCTCTGTGACAATGTCGGAGATGTCATCCTCAACATCTTCAACCGGCTGTCTTTCGAGAACAGGTGTCGTTGTATTCATCGGCGGTGGGGGCATCATGATATTTCCCATCAAACTTGAAATATCAATCCCTGGGCCCTGCATCTCGTAAGTACCACCACTCGACGGTGCAGGAGCAGTTTCCTCCACCTTTGGTCGCGTATTTTGCACCGCTTGGACCATGCTTTGCTGCAAACCTGGGTTTTGCTTTAACACTTCTGACATATTCGGAATAGCCGCCTTGAACATAGAATTTGTCAAGTGGAACATCATCGCAGAACCACCCACCATCATCAAAAGCTTTACCTCTGGAGCAACCTGCATCTTCTCGCCATATTTTACGTGCAACTCTTCAAAAACACCATCGTAGTCATCGAGGTTTTCCATAATAGATTCACTCCACCCATCGAGTTGGAGCTCAAACGGATTGTAGCGTTTGTTTGCCCATTCTAACCCAGTGACTGTCGCCATGAGGGCGCGTCTCGAGAATTTAATACTTTGGTCCACATCAATAGTATAGGTGATTCTCTTGTATTCACTTCTCAAATCTTCAATGGGACTGTACGCATTCAATCTTTTATTAACGTTAAAGCCTTTACGTTCCAATCGAGCGAGCTTATTTAAAAGGTCACTTTTCTCTTCATCAATCGTCTTGTACCCCCGCGACGGTTGTTCTTCCTGATAGGACGCGTGCTGCTCTTCACCACCATCACCGTAGTCGTAGTCATCGCCGTCATCAATTGGTATGTCGTTATCATCGTCGTCGTCATTATATTGGGGCATCGAAGGTCTGTGTTTGTTCGGGTTGACAAATGCATCAATTTCTTCCTGATGTTCCATCACAGGCGGGGCTCTCGGCCTGAAATTCTGACCAGGTCTGGGCGCTTTTTTAGGCACTGGAGTTGAAATTTGAATTTCATCCATCAAACGTTGTTCATCATCATCAAGTTTCATGACATTAGTCTCACCTCGGTCCAGCACAATTTCTCCGTCCATCTAATGTACTACGTTTAAAAGTAATTGAAATCTTTAACGCACTTTATTTTCTCAACATATTATACAGTAAAAAAAATGTTCAAGCTCAACAAGATGAATAAGCGCGCACTCTCCGCCATCGCGGTCGTGCTCATCATCCTCCTTGTCGTCATGGCTGTTCGCAGTTATTACGAACCGATGCCGCTCGTCATCAAGACGAAGAATGAAAACTCCCTTTTCGACCTTCCGTACGACACCAAGTGTGTCGCCGGTAGCGCTCAGGAAGGCGAAAGCACGTACTCTATGCAACGACCGGGTGGCATCTGTGGTGCTGAAAAGTTGGTGCGCGAACAAGCCGACTACGAAATTATCTAAGTAACTAGTATAAAATGGCACTCGTGACATCGGATTCCACGATTCCGGACCTCGCCTATGAATATCACACAATCACCGTGGATAGTATTGGACAAAGCAGTGCGAACACGTTTGTCGCCCATCTGCAAAACCCGTTGAAGAACGTCGTACAAGCCCGTCTGTTGGCGGCGTCCGTGCATGCAAATCTCCAGACGGAACACATGTACATCTCCATCGATGAGTTGGACACACATTTTAACGATCGCGCCGCCATTGCCGGTGATAATAACGCACACACAGGTCAGGGGAACATCTCCGTCGTTCGCAGTGCCTTTGGAAGTATCGCCATCGACAATGCTATCCATCAAAACGGGAACACCATCATCACGTTCAAGGATAAAGACTATCCCATCGTCACCCAATACATCGACCCGATTCGTCGCATCGACAAGTTGAGTGTGAAGTTGTTGAATCAGAATGGATTGACGATTGGTAATTCCACAGCTACTGGTGATAATTTTTTCATACTTCGTTTTGTTTGCAGGAAACCCAACATCTAATTTTTCTTCATGTATTATAGTAAACACCATGTCCGCAGGCATCGCACAACTCGTATGCCTGGGCGCTCAAGATGAATGGATCTCGAGCGAACCAGAAATGAGTTTTTTTTCATCCACATACCGGCGCCACACACCGTTCTCACAGTGTGTTGAGAAACAATACATTCAAGGCGCTGTACGTTCTAACTCGTACTCGTCCATCACACTCGGTCGTAACGGTGACTTGATGGGATACACCTATTTCACAGTGGACGACGGTACCAAGACTTTTGAAATTTCAGACTGGACCCAACTCATCGAAAGTGTCCAACTCGTCGTGGGTGGTCAGGTCATCGATGAACAAACGTCCGAGTTCTCACAATACGTCGCCCTCGATATGCTCGCCAAAAATGTTTCGAAAGGGTCTTTGGGTCCAGGAGGTCGTTCGTCTTGGTTTTACCCACTGAGATTCTTCTTCTGTGAAGCCGTGGAATCCGCACTCCCAATCTGTGCCCTTCAATATCAAGAGGTGGAGTTGCGTATTCGATGGGGCCCACTCGCAGGAAACTACACATGGGAATGTCATAGCAACTATTATTTCTTGTCCGCACAAGAGAGAGAATTGCTCGCATCTCAAACCCTAAACATGCTCATCTACCAAATTCAATCCTCCCAACCGTCGAGAGAACTCACCCAAGAACTTACATTTAATCATCCAGTGAAATTTATCGCATCGGCAAACACATTCTCTGGAAGCACACTCACCGCCCCCGATAATCGAATTAAAATGTCATGCAACGGCACCGAGCTGTCTGAATTCAAATGGGCGAGACCACACTTTTTAGATGTCAGTGCCTATTATCACACCCGGGCGGTGACGTCACCAGATGTGTTTTTGTATAGCTTTGCCAGCGACACCAGCAGCCTTCAACCGTCGGGTGCACTTAACTTTTCAAGAGTGTCGTCATTTAAAATTCATAGTGAATCCAGAAACCTCATCGATAAAATTTATGCATGTTCCTATAACATCTTTACCATACAAAATGGTATCGGTGCCCTTCGTTTTGCAAATTAAATTAAAATAGCCCTTTATATCAATGGTGAAGAACCTTAATACCGTGGAACGCGGAGAGAAGGTTCGCATTGGGAAGCTCCAGCCCCACACACAGGCTGAGAATTCCATTATTGTGAACGCTTCGGACACCATAGTGCAGGCCCCGCATAGCGGGTTTTTTGCAGCACCTTTGCGTGTAGACCTTACATCTACGACGAACGTACTGGCGTATAACACCGCCACGAATGAAATCATCCAGACACAAGTGGCGGATAAAACACTTCAGCAAATTACCGATACCCCAAACGGAAACACAACGACACAAGTTGTCCAGTTTATTAACGGGTTTGTATCCTCCGGGGCGGTAGGTCTCGCAGGGAACACGGAACCCACACACTCTCTTGACATTGGGTCAAATGTATACATTGATGACACATCAACTTCTGGAAATGTTTTGTATGCCAGAGGGAATGTATACATCGATGGAAATATTACAACTTTTGGAGAAACAACTCTCATTTATTCTCAAAATATTTCCGTCAAAGACCCAATCATTGAGTTGGGGCAGAACAATGTCAATGAACAACTTTTGTATGACCTCGGTGTTCTCATGAAGAGACCTGGTGAAAACGTTGGTGTCGTGTACCGTGAAGCGCGAGATGAAATCATGGTCGGATACACACCAAACACAGCATCCGAACGTTTCATCACGAGCTCGTCAAATCTCGTGACGATGAATGTCGTCGGTGACGTGTACGCCAACGCCTATTTTGGTGATGGACGCACACTCACTGGAGTGGCTTTAAAAGCACACCTTGAAGACAACGTCTCACGTATAGAAGTGTTAGAAACAGATGCAGACTCAAACGCATTGCGAGTGTTCAACTTGGAAACGCAAATGTCCTCCAACGGTATTAGAGTTGGGAACCTAGAATCAAATTTAGCAGCAAATAGTGTTCGCATCGGGGTGAATTCATTCAACATTGAGAATAATTCTCAAAGAATTTCTACATTATATACCCATCACGCGTCAAATGTTTTACGAATTACAGACCTAGAAGCAAATGTAAACATTAACGTTCACACACGCTTAAACAACTTGGAAAGCAATCTCGAAGATAACAGTAATCGTATCACAACATTGAGCACACGCCTCGACGATAACAGTTTTAGAATTTCCGTAAATACTGCAAATATCGCAAACCTGGAAGTGACGTCATCAAACAATTTTTCAAATATCTCGACATTGCAGACGTACGCACTTTCAAATGGTATTCGTGTGGGCAACCTTGAAACAGCACTCGATAGTAATGCATCTTCACTCATCGACAACAGCGCACGAATCAGTGCCCTTGAAGTTGACCCAGAGTTTCAAGGTATCATTACTGGTGATGGGGGGAATATTTCAAACATCGGCTTACAATACGTGTCCGACCTAGGCAACACAACATCAAATACACTCCATCTCACCGGTGATGTGTCCCTCAAGACGGATGGATTTGTTGGTATAAATGTCGAACCATCACACGAACTTCACGTGGGTGGAGATGTTCAGATTGATGGGAATTTTATTTCAAATTATCTCACCCTCAATGGAACAGACAATGAAATCACAGGGAATACAAGTATTCAAGGGAATACAAGTATTCAAGGAAATCTCGTGGTCCATGGGTCAACATCCTACCTCTATTCTGAAAATGTAAATATTAGAGACCCAATTATAGGTCTTGGGAATAACGGTCTCGCCGATACAGGTATTATCATCGCCGTACAAAATCCATCCAATGTTGTGTTTGGCTACGATGCCAGTGAAACCGAGTTTATCGTCGCCCATAGCACCGCCAGTGTTGATGGCACGAGCATCACACCCGATGCAGGAACACCCATTGACTTTCGTGTCTATGGTGACATGTACTCAAACACACTGACCACTGAAGGTGATGTGGTCGTCGGGGGGAACTTGGAAGTTCGTGGGAATACCACCTTTTTGCAAGTGGACAACCTCGCCGTGGATGATGCCATCATTAAAATTGCCGCAGGAAATGAACTCACCACCATAGACACTGGTGTGGTCATGGAAAGGGCAGAAGCCAATGTCGCCATGGTATACAGAGGTGATGAAAATGAGTTAATGTTTGCCTATACAACCGATGACCCCGCGGGTGTGAACATCACCCCGGACACGTCCAAAGACATGAACGTGCACGTATATGGGAGTTTCTTTGCCGACAAAAGTATTAATGTGAATAGCAACACATTTATTAGTGAAACGGGTAAAGTCACTGCAAAAATTTATCTTGGTGATGGTGGACTTCTCTCAAATATTACACAAACATTACAAGGTATCACTGACATTGATAATACAACAAATCAAACACTCTACTTGACAAATACCACCGAAGCCGTCAACGCAGTGGCAAACATCACGGCAAGTACCTATTTTGGTAATGCTGAGTTTATGACAGGTATTTCAAACGCAATCACAACGAACGCACTTCTTGCCTCAAATCTTTCCACAGCACGTGATTATATCAGCTCAAACGTCAATATTTTAAATGACAATATCGCATCAAATCTCTCCACAGCACGTGATTATATCAGCTCTAATGTCCAAATACTAAATAACAATATCGCATCAAATTTGGAAACAGCAAGAACATATATAAGCTCAAACGTCAATATTTTAAATAACAATATCGCATCAAATCTTTCCACAGCACGTGATTATATCAGCTCAAATGTTCAAATACTAAATAACAATATTGCTTCAAATCTTTCCACAGCACGTGATTATATCAGTTCAAATGTAAATATTTTAAATGATAACATTGCATCAA